CGTCCAACGTGCTTCCAGTTCAGCCTTTGCCATGAGTGTCTCAATGGTGATGTCATCCCACTCAATATTGAGATTGGGAATGAAGTCGTCACCATAACGCTCAAGCAGGTTACGTAGAGCCTCAAGGCTGGCCGCATCACCATTGACCATATCAAAGCCAATGTTTGCTACGTCCTCACCCACTACCTGTTGGAACAGCTTGGACAGCACTTCCTGTGCCACGTCACTGCCCATAGGCTCTTCGCGTTTAATCTGCGAGAACAGGCTAGAGTATGCTTGCTTCTGCGCAGTAGTCAGTGTCGGGTTGTCCGACATGAACAGGGCTTCAATCTCGTCTGGTGTGACGCTACGTTCATACCTGTCCATAGCAGTGTCAATAGACTGCTTAATCTTCCGCACGTCCTTACTGAACAGGCGTTGCGGACATTTCGAGCCACGATGGTCATCGTAGAAGGACTTGTCCATCAGGCTCCTAATGATTGATAATTCCATGAAGGTTCTCCATATCTGTCGGGTTACGATATTTCAAGTCGTCGGTTAGTCTGAGGACACGAACATCGTTGACATGTCCTCGTAGTTCCTTTGCCATCTGCAAGGTCTTTGGTAGCGCATCGGGGTCTAGCGCAATGATGGCTGTTGAGAACTGCGAGAGATACCTTTTATGCGACTCTTGCAAAGACGTGCCTAGAAGCGCAACCCCGACAAAGGTGCCGTAACCAACAACAGCTGCACTCAAGCAGTCCTCAACAACTACGGCGACTTTACCATGTCCTGAGACATATGGCAAGCCACTTTTTCCGTACCGCTTCCACTTGGGTAGGCGTTTACCAAGTGACCGGCCTGTAGCGTCTACAATCTTGCCGTCATGTATGATGGGGAATACCATGCGGTGTTCCTTCACGTCATACATCAGACCAAGCTGCTTTGCATCCAGTTCGTACAACTCCCACGCAATCTCTGCCACGTTCCAGTCATGTGGCACGATGTAGTCAGGTAGCTTGAACGTGTCCTGCTTGGCATAGTCATCAGCACCAGCAAAGCCAGCATTGTATGAGACTGCCTCACGAATATCATCAGCACTCATACGAATGCGTGTGCCGCCCTTGACGTTGCAGGATGCACGATAGCAATTCCATACAAGGGAACCCATGTTGTTCGTGACTGTGAATGTACGCTGTCCACAGTTGGGACAGTTCGTGCGCACGGTCATGCCCACAGGCACGTCCATATCACTTACAATGTTATATATATTATCCATGTATATATCACTTTCCTTTGCGGCAGTTAAGTGCTTTTACCATGAGATTTACGTGCTGTCAATGCACTATTTGCACTGGCATACGTATTCTTCATGTATGGTTTCACTGACTGCGGGTTACTGTGTCCTGTTACCGACATGATTTGCCCCATAGGTACACCGGCCTCGACCATCTGTGTCGTGCCTGTTCTACGCAAGTCCATCAGTCGTAACTCCTCTGGCAAATTAGCTGCCCTCATAACGGCCCTACCAGCCTTGCTGAGACGCTCTATGCTGTATGGGTGGTACTCACCCCCTACAGGCAGCACACGCGGTGCCACGTAGGCTTGAAAGCCAAAGTCTTCCTGCTGCTGTACAAGCATCTCGTACAAGTCATCTTCGATTGGCAGACATACCTCTGCCCTACGCTTGCTCTGCTCAAGGTACAGCTTCCTGTCATCCATGTCGAGGTTGTCCCATTGCAGTAGACGCATGTCGCCTAGCCGCTGGCACCACTCATACGCCATATGAATAATAAGGCCAAGGCTTCGCCACTCAAACTGCCCATAGGCAGTGTCAAGAAATTGACGCACGTTGTCCTCTGACCACACCACCTTACGTTGTGGTGCAGTCTTGCGTTTGATGTTGGCAAACGGATTGACCAACGCATACTCCATGTCGATGGCGTAGCGGTACAGCAACGACGACACAGTGCATACGTGATTGGCAAACGTGATGCCACGCTTCACCCATTCCTCGTAAGCGTGTTTGGCTTGCTTGCTCGACAACTTGTCGTACTCAACAGAGCCAAACTCACCGACCAATATGTTGAGGAAGTATTGATAGTCCTTCTTAGTTTTGTCCCTCAACATACTGAAATCGTTGGAAGAATAGTATTTATTTACTAAGTCGTTCACCGTTTTCATCGAAGTATACCCTCACTCTATCTTTGTCCTCAAAGACTTGACCATTGTAAGATGTAACAATCCTCACGCCCAACCTCTTTTGTTCATCCGTCACACCACTAGTTCCCACACTAATCGTGTCATCTTGTGCTGTGTGTGCATTTGCTTTCTTGCTGTCATACAGACGCACCTCGCCCGTCTCTCTATATAACACGATAAAGTCTACGGGGCCGGTGCATCCTACGTTCTTGAATACTTCGTATCCTTCCTCTAAGAAGTGGAGACACATGGACAGTTCCATAATGTCTCCCTTCCTGTTTGGTGACTTTATCATGCTGCCAACAACTCCTTGAACTCTGTGCTGTTCACCCACTGTGCGGCCTGATTCTCACGCCGGAACATCGTGATGGCGTTGGTGTCCTTGCCAGTGTTACGCAGCCCGAAACCATTACGCTCATCAGCATAGCTGGCATAGTTCGTGAAGGCACTGTACAATGCCCAAGCATTCTGCCCACGGGTTGCAGCCTCTTGGTTGTACAAGGTAAGCATCTTCTCTGACACACGGTCTGATTTGAGCAGGGACTCAAGCATAGCTTTCACGTCACCGACATACAGTGTCTTGTTGGCGAACCGCTGCAGCCTCTCTGACTGTGCATAGAATGCCTGTGTCGAGCCTTTCAGTTCCTTGATGAACTTGTCCATGTCGAACCCGCTGGTGTTCTTCCTACGAATGTCATCATACTCGCCGGTAATCATACCGTTAGTACAGAAGAAGTCGATGGCACCAAAGTACACCTGATTAGAGCAGCTACCGTCCACCCCATGTAGGGCAATGATACGCTGGGCAATCGTGGTGCTGTGCTTGTCAGACTCAATACGAGCAGTCACTTCGGGCAGGGACATGTCAGCCATAGCCCAAGCGTTGTTACGTGCAGTCTTGAAGCGAATGTTCATGCTCTCGCACTCTGCTTCGCCAAGGTTCTCCGTGATGGTGTCATGCACACCCACGAAGAAGTCACCGTGGTTGGCACACTTGAAGCTGTTACCGACCACACCAAGATAGTCTCCGGTGTTACCGTTGATGACATACTTCTTGTCTGCAACTTTGGTAGGCTCAAACTCCACAGGGAAGTTAAGGTTTTCGGGCAGCAGTTCCTCTGCTGTAAACATATGTGTATCTAATGGCATAGTTGTCTCCTTTCATTTGGCAACTGAGGATTACGTTGTATCACAAAGACTGCGGACAGTCAAGCACTATCTTCCTCTGCCAGTACCCAGTCTGCATAGTGCATACGATGACCGTCCTCATCCTCTTTGGGTACGAACTTGAGGATGCGGTGCAGGTCACAGTATAGGCTCTCCAACTTGCCTACATCAGACATCCAAATATCCTGACAATCCCAGATAGTCTGCAGGATAGTCTTCAAGTCATTGTGTGCCTTCAGTAAAGCTAGTCTGTCGTCATGTGCAATGTTCATTGTCATTCTCCTTTCAATCGCAGGATTCAAGGCGGGTAATTACGGCCACCCACAGGTGCCGCTTCTCGTCATAGAAGGCGGGGCCATCTAGCCGTGTGTCATACCCAGCAGGGTGATAGCCACGGTAATAGTCCTCAACCTTCTGGTCAAGGATGTCAGGGTCACGGTGTGTGATTTCAACTCTGATTGTCTTCATCAGCAGTATATCCTTTCCATTATTCCGTTGAAGGCATGGTACATCATCCACGCAATGCAAGTCATACAGGCAAGGCGTATCACGTTGTCCATGAATGGGTCTTTGGCCGGGTCTGTCTCCATCCAGCATGTGAGTATCTTAATCATTGTCCACTACCTCATATGTAGTAAACTCTGCTAACCCCTCACGCCAATCAGTCTCGTCGTAGCTTGCCCACTCGTCTGACCTATCACGGTTTAGTTCCTCTAGTATCATTGGCAATGTCATCAGGTAGACAGACCCATCCTCTACGTCACGAATTTTGTATACCTTACTCATACGGCACCCCCAGCACATAATCCTCACAGGCCATCTCTGCCTGTTCCTCTGTCGGGAACTCGCCTAGCCGGAACTCTGTATGTCCACCATCTGTGACAGCTTGTGCTGCGTATTTATTGTACGACAGTGCATGAACATACGCCCAGCGGCCATCAAATTCACCTTCTCCAAAGTACTCAGATAGCTTACTCATGCTCACCTCCATTGCCTCTGCCAAGCCCACCGAAATACTGCGGCCTACGCTTGGCTGTTTCAAACACACCTGCCGTGATGAAGATGCCAGCAATCAGCAGAGCATGAGCAAGCGCACTAATGCCAAACACCATGATGCTACCCATCCACATGCTGAAGATGATACACCACATCCATGCCAGCACCTGCATTACCATGTGCCGTGTGTTCATGTCAGGTATGTGGGATAGCGGGTTGTACCGCCAATCCATCACCAGTTTCCATGCATCACTCATTGTCAAACTCCTTGACCCATTCCAGTTCAATACGTTGCTTTGGATACAGTGCCGCCGCCATGTCCATGACATGCTCGACAGCATTGTCCCAAGCACTCTCCTGCAGGGCGGCTGGGTGGACAGTTACCTGCCCACTCTCCGCGCCGATTTTGATACCGACTTCCCAATACATTATGCGGCCTCCTTCTTTGCCTTGCGTCCTGCCTTGCTACGTGCAAGGTCACGCAGGTTGTACACCTCAATGCGGCCAGCGTCAATGAACAGGTCACGCTGCTTCTTGCGGCGAACCTGCTTACCAAGTTCCTTGTGCATACGCTCAAGGATTC